TCATTCCATTACGTATGTATTCGGCCTGTTTTCCCCAACTGTCTAAACTACAGAATAACATAAAATGATCAATGGCATCGGCATCAGTAATTTCTTTAAGACTACTCATAAATTTCGACCACTGGTTGCCCGGAGGGCAACAGTTACTGGTAATACTTAGATGTAAATCTTTTTTAGGATTATTTTTTACGTAATCAAACATTCTAAAAGTATTTTTATCCATCAAAGGCTCGCCGCCGGTCATTCGAAATGTTTGTAGAGTAGGATAAATTTTAGGTAACCACTCCCAAAAAGCCAAAAGGTAAGGATTATCAGGACCATTATTGATGGGCATTTCATTTTCAATCCATCTTATATCGTTATGGATTCTATCAGATAATTTATAAGGGCCGTGCTTTTTAACTTCGTCAAACCATGCAGTACTTAAATGAGCACTGCAATAACTACATTTAAAATTACAGGCCTGATTAAAATTTACCTCAACATATCTAGGATTTGCATTTCCTTCTGTGCCGACGATTAATGCTTCGTCGACGAGGCCGGGTTCCCAAACATCTTTACTTCTATATGCTCGATCACTGAGTTGAGAGCCGCTGTCCTCTATTTGCCAACAAAATTCGCATTCTTTAGGTCTAGTGCCACTTAACATTAATTGTCGTTGGCCTTTTTTATATTTTGTATTATGTAATGCACTTACATCAATTTTAATCTCTTCAAGAGGAATAGCGTGACTTCTAGGATGATAACAACTGTGAGTGCGTCCTGTGGGAATATGTATACTAACATTAAACCATTTGGCTAAACAAAAACTATTACTAATTTTGTTCAATTCTTGATGTACATATTCTGCATCAAGAAGATACCTTGATTGATATTTTCCATCAATCTTCCTTAATTCATTGCCTTTAATATTTCTATTATATTCCATACTGCTGCCTGAGCCAATCAAAGTCGTTAATTTTTGCAAGCATCAAAGGATTATTTTTGTGCTCTTCACCAAACTTTTTTCCTTCTAATGCTCCCTTTATAGCATACTCACCAAACTTTTTATCTTTTCCTTCAGTACACCATGTTTCTAAACGATTTGCAGTTTCTTCTTCGAATTGTCTATCGATAGTTCGACTTGCTAATTTTACACATTCTCTAAAAGCAGATTTCCATGTATTAAACGGATCGGTATTAAAAGCAGTGATATTAGAAATAGCTTCCATAGCTTTAAATTGACTGCTAATTGATGTAGTCATATCTGGTTTCGTTACATCCATATTTTTTGTAAGATCTCGAGGCAGTAATTTTACTCCACCATATCCATAGACTAAATCATTGATAGGATTTTTACTACGCCAAACGTGAACTATGTCTTTTTCCCATCTAGAAACTCTAAAGTCAAAATTAAAATCTTCCTCTATGACTGCATCGCCGTCAACAACCCAAAACATAAAAGTTGTAGCCGATTCAGCAGCTTTGATATGTGCTTGATGGATTCCTTTTACTCCATGAATCCGTTTAACATTAGGGAATTTTTTTATTAACTTTTTATAATTCTCTTCGGCATTTGGCTCATCGTAACTTATAAACACAATATCATAGTCTGAACTTTTTGTAGCTACGATATCATATTCTTTTTTATCTACTGCATATCTTAAATTGAACTCTCTCTTAGATAAAGGTTTGTATTTGCTACACAGAATCAGTCCGTTAATATAAGAAAGAGTATTATTACAAGAGTTTTTAAAAATATGATTTTCTTTTCGATCATAGACATTGTGATGACTAAAATATAAATCTAACACACTGTCATTAATGACTTCGATTTCTGGCCATTTTAACCAAAAAATATCGTCTCGAATTGTTTGATACTCTTCGAATGTAGACGGACTATAAATTTTATATCTTCTAGGAAGACTGGCGACAATGTCTATTTCTTTTTTATTGTTGAAAAATCTATAATCAAATTCTCTTTGAGAAATATTCTCTGATTTAGGAAATAAACAGATGCCATCATGATGTTCTCCATTTTTAAAAACGTGAACATATTTGTCGTCCCATTTGGTAGCTTTATATTCTAATAAATCAACAGCATTGCCGATTTCTAAATCGTCCCATATGACCCAGAACATTTTTGTAAATGCTCGAGATCGAATGCTATCATAAGTCTCAATGTTAGACAGTCGTTGCGCAATAGGATATTTGGATTTAATTTTTTTCCAATTATCCTCAAAACCTTCGTCTCGAGAAACGTAAAAAATATCATACATTTGCAGGGACAGGCATTCTAAAATAAGTGTCATTTAGATTCATAGTTTCATTATATAAATCTAATGTATATTTGCTTTGATCGGGATCTAAATAAGGCCAATGCAAACCTAATTGCACTTTAATCTTATCTCCAAGATCCTTTGTAGCTTCTATCAATCCGTTAAAATCTGTTTCATAACGTTTTACGTTTTCGTTGTAAATATTACGTAAAATTTCAAAATCTCGAACATCTACATAATTCCAATCAGTACAATTAGTCATCCAGGTTCCTAGTCTAGATCCCATAACAGCAAACAAACCATTATCTTCATGGGCGCCAACTGTTGACCACATACGAAGCCTATGAATATTATGCCACCATATTCTCTCTTGTATTTCCTGCGGAGGAACTTTTACACCGTCTAGAAGGGTCATTTTAACTCCTTCTCGGAAACCAGCTCTCCAGGCCTGAAAAGGACTACCTGTTATGATACTATCACTAAAACTCAAAGGAAAATTTTTATATCCGTCTTCCCAACAAAAATCAACCTGTCCTCGATCACTGTCACTGTTTTCATGTGTGCGCATATTGAGAACAAAATCTTTCTTCCAAATTTTTAATCCGCCGTTACCGTAACGAAGTCCATTAATCACGTTGCGGCCGCACCAGCCGTAGACTTGTATCTTAGGATCTTTCATATCAAGATCAATATTAAAAAATCTAGTATCTACAATATTGTCTGCATCAACAGTAACGAACCATTCGGTTTCTGATTTTTCGGCTGCTGCTTTATGTGCGTGATCGCTGCCTTTAACTCCGTGAACTCTTTTAGCCCAGGGCACTTTATTGCATAAGTCTGCATAATGCAAATCTGCATTGGGTTCATCGTAGCTAAGAAAAACTACATCAAATTCAATAACTTTCATTTAATTTCCAAAGTGTAATTAGAAAATAATCGTCTGGTAAAAATACTAAATTTACTTCGCAATTTAAGTTTAAATTTCTGAGGATAGGCCGATAATTCATCTATAGAAAACTTGATCATCTCTTTTAAATTATTAGGATCATTATATCCTGTAATCAAAAATATCATTTCTTTTTCACCCGGCCACGACATTTCTTTTATAGAGGGATTTATTTTAAAAATAAGCTCTTCTTCTTTTCTATTATAAATTATTTGAACATCTGGTCTAGATATTTTCGACCATTTTTTTTCAATCACTCTATGTAGAACATTATCAATTTTACTTAAAACAAAATCTTGATTTGAGTGTTCTACAATTTTAAATGGCGGTTGACTAATATCTACTCTAACCGATGTTAGTGGTTTAATTCCGGTCAACAGATCAACAGCTAAATCAGAATCAACTGCTAGACAACTTTTTTCTTCTATATTATTATGACTAGGAAAAACTTCTGTGACTCTTCCGGAATCTCTGTCAAATCGAACATAGTATTTTATTACAGGTATATCAATTTTTAAATCAAAATAATCTTCGATTATTGTTTCTTCGACCATAAAATATCCTCTAATAAACTCACGTACTCGTTAGTGATTAAATCTTTTTCAACATAATGAATTATGTTTGTTTGTTGGAAATTACCAATTTTTAAATTTCCTTGATCGTTTAAATAAAACCCTACATGATCTGTAACTTTATCAGACGAGAACGACCAATCTTGTATTCTAGGTTTTAAATGTGTTACACAAGGAAAACTTAAATCGTAACTAATATCATCTGAAATATCTAATATTTTTGCACTCAAGGCAAACGCTTCATCAGTTCCTAAAACTTTTGGTACGTGTTTACTTAAAAATAGATTTGAAAATTCAACAGGATTCTCAATAATGAATCTTCCTAAAGAAAAGAATTCTTTTGATAATTGAGAATCTTTCTTAAAAAAAGTGTAAAAGCTGTACAAATTCGGAAGGTCGTTCTTTTCGAAAGTTTTTCTATAAAAATTGTCTGTGACAATGTCATTTCTAAAAGTATAACTCTTATTTGTTATAAAGAGTTCTGTGTTGTTATCAACAAAATAATCTATCCAATGACTGTAATCTCTCATGAACAGCATATCGGCATCTAAACATACTGTATAATCAAAAGGAGTTAATTCGTCCATCCAAGATCTTCCGTCCCAACCCTTCTTTTGATTCCATTCAATGATATTATCAAAGACCCAAGGAGAACTAAGAGTATCAACTTTTGACTTATCATCTATAACTAATGCTACTTGGTCGTATCCTTCTTTCTGAGTATTTTTAATACTCATAGCCAAGCAATAGGCCATTCTAAGATAATCTATATTTTCGTTAGAGGCGAATATTAAATAACCAAATTTCATATTAATTCCATTAGGACATCTTTATTTCTAATAATACTTTGCTTGTTCATCACATGAATATCAGTGTTTATAATTTTCGCAGCCTTGTAATTTCCGTCATCATTAGGATTCATTAAAATTATCATCTTACCATTTTTATCAATTTCTAATATAACATCTTTATCAAGGGTAGACGTTAAACAGGGAAGATTATAAATATTTTCAACTTCGTATCCACTGAGTATATGTTTAGCTATACTGAATGCAATATCATTTCTAAATTGTAATGGGTTGAATCTAAAAAGATCAGCAAAATAAACGTAATTTACTTTTATAAATTCTACTAGTTTAAAGAAAAATTCGCTTTCTTTATTTTTTTTAAACATCACTGTAGTTGCCCATAATAAGGGAATACTCGATTCCGAAATTCTCTTATCTAAATATCCCGGACGATCATCTAAAATATCATTAATATAACTTCCGATCATAACATTAGATTCAACATTCCAATACTCGTTCAATCTATCAGTGAAAATTAAAAAATCACTGTCTATTAATAAAGTATTATCATACGGCGATAATGAATAAGCATCACATCTATTGGAATTTATAAAAGGAACCGTTTGATGATAAAATCCATCGTGCAATTTTCTTTTATTTTCTGTATACGGATATTCGACTTCTATAATATTTTCAAAAACATCGCTTAACTTTTTTTCCATCCCAGAAGAGTTCAACCACGCCAATGTGCCAGTGTCTGTTACTAAGGACACTGGTACTCCGAGATTTTTCTTAGCTAACCCCCCAGATATAATTGCTAACAATCCATAATCTATAAAAGGGCTATTATGTGCAAAAACTATTACTCCTTTTTTCATAGTTCTAACAGTTTTTCTAATGACCTTGTCTTTTTTACTTTTTCGTATTCTTTATAATACTCTAAAGTAGAAGTAAAATATCTATCTAATATTTCGTTTTTAAATTCTTCTAAATCATTAATTAAAATAGGATTGTCATTCGAGTCTAATAAAGGTACATCGTTTTTCCGACCATTGTTAATAAGCATATCAACAAAAGTGATCAGCGACATATCAATTTTAAATATACCACCGGCATGGCCGTAGGTCAGGCGGGCTTCGTTTTTTTCTTTTAAAATTTTTCTTTGAATTGAAAAAGTATGCCTAAAATTGGAAAAATCTAAGGCTTTTCGAAGACGTTCATCCATTTATATCCCCTTAATTAAAGTAGCATATTATTTAGTGCTACTTAAATTAGGGATATGAGATTATGAACCAGAGATTGCAGTATTACTATATGTAGGCAATGTAATTGTCCATACTGGCTGAACTGCAGGAGGTGTTACTACAGGTAATAAATTAATTCCAGATGTGCTACCGGCATAAGTTTGGGTAACTGTTAAATTCAATGTTCCATCTACCACGTCAGCTGGTGGATTGGTTAGTGCCGGGTTTCCAGCATTTGTATCAGGATCTGTATATCCGTCGGTCCAAGTAATTGTAAAAATAATAGATGTTGCCGTAAACGTAGAAGTACCCACTGCCCCACTTCCTAATCTAGCTCGTAATCTCCACGTATTCGAAGCATAAGGAGCCGAAGATGTAATCGAATACCAAATTTGATCAGTCGTTGTGAGATTGTAAAAATTAACACCTTGGTTTCCGCTACTAATTGAACCTAGCCCCTGTGTACCTGCCGAGGTTAAAGTCGAAGACCATATGTTGTTTTGAGAAGTTGAAGCACCGCCTGTTCTGCTACTATTAAAATTGATTCGGCCGCCGCTATTGAAGAAGTAACGCATTGCATTTGCACTAGCAAAAGTAGCTGTAACGTTACAAGAAACACTAGAGCTCCAGCTAGTAGTTCTCGTAATAGGCATAACAAGATCTGTACCTACGTTATCTTTAACTGCTACTGTACTAAAGTACCCTGTTCCTAGATTAAATTTATTAGTAATAGCTGTAGAAGTTAATGTATCGTATTGTGTTATTGGATGAGTGGCTCCATATCTTACAACATCGCCAACGTTAACTGTGGTAATAGTAGGAGTTGTTCCATCTTGGTGTAGTCTAGCATTTAATATGTCATTTTTTAAATTTTCAAACTGTGCTCTAGTAATCGTTTGTCCTTCTGACACAGCCGAACTCATTAATTGTTGTCCATAGCCAAATGTATAATCAGTCACTCCGGTGGTAGGATTTGTTGTACCTGTTCCCATAACAGCTATGATTTTATTTCTAATAGCGTTATAGTCCGCTGCTGATATTTGTGATCCGACTGATGCCATTTTTATTCTTCCTTATATTACGATACATTCAACAAGTTTTTGCTGTACTTCATCATTGGTTTCTAAAGCTATAGCAAACACATCGGCATGAGAGTGAAATGCAGCTTTTTGTGCAGTTCCATTATCAACTGCAATCAATCGATCGCCTTTTTTAACTGCTCCAACAACTTTAACAGGAACTCTTCCTTTAAGTGCTACTGCTACACCACCAGATAAATTGTTATTCATAAGATATGCAGGAAACTCTGAAACAACACCTATCGCTCTGTCTCCAAATTTTGATGCTGTAATTTCTTTTTCGCCGCCTACAGATACAACTGTTCCCACTTCATAATCTTGATCTGGTAGATATTTTTCTGCTAAATCGCCATATTCTGCTGCTGTTGCAGTTCCTCTGAACTTAACAGCATATATATCTCCGGACGAGTCTCTAGCAGCTATAGTACTGGCTGTAGCCGTAGTTTTGGCTGAACGATAATTTGGATCTGTATCGGAGGCAGCATCATTAATTTTTAATCTGTCGGTCTTATCAGATGTTCCTACAAATTGATTAGCTAGAATGTTACCCGAAGATGTTCTAATTGGAATCGTACTATTAGAAACGGACTCTGAAGCAGAAATACCACCCAATGTAGATGCCGAAGACGCTGTACCTGTAACACTACCTGTAACGTTTCCTGTTAGATTTCCGGTAAAACTACCGGTATAAACTTTTGTTGTTGCATTATAAGCTACTGAATTATCGCTAGCTAGTACGTTTCCTTTGTGTACACCTGTGGTATTTCCTGTTACATTTCCTACTAATGAACCATTGAAGGTATTAGCAGTTACTTGTAACCAAGCACTACCAGAAGTTCCTAAATTAAATGTTGAATCTGTAGGAGGAAATACTCCTGTAGAAGAAATTCTCAAAACATCGGTGTTAGTAGATGTTTTAATTCTAAAGGTAATATTATCGCCTAGTTGATTTTCTAATAAAACATTGTTACCATCTTCAACCCATATTCTAAGATCATTCTGATCGCCAATTGTCAATCCCGAATCAGCTACTGATAATCCCGTAGAAAACGTTGCTGCTCCGGATCTAACAAAATCCGATGCAGAAAAACCTCCCAACTTAACTGCATTAGCAGCAGTACCCCAAAAATAATGATCGGTACTTGTTACACCCGTAGTTCCATTAGTGTTTACAAGAGTGATACCTTTCTTAATATCTTGGAAACCGGTAATTGAGTTGGATGTGTTAAGTCTAAAAGAATCTGCACTTAAAATCGCAACAACTTCGCCTTCAGAAACTAATTTTAAAATAGAATGATTGTTATTAACATCATCTTTTACTGTATCTTGAACTGCTGCAGATTCGCCCGTGGTAGGACTGGCTATAGGACCAATTAATATATATTCTGTCCCGTTCCAAGTATAAAGCTGTTCTGCACTTGTGTCAAACCACATATCTCCTGGTTGTAATCCTGGAGGGGGTTCAACTCCAATCTCTGCACCACTAGCAGTTCTGAATCTAGTACCGTCAAAAAACTTAAGCTTTTTACTACCAGTATCAAACCAAATTTGACCTGTAATTCTTTTTGGAGGAGCTGTCGTATTGGCAAAATTCTCTAGCAAGTGAAGAAAATTTTCATTTTGCACTTCGCCATAACCAGCATAATTTTTACCAACAAATCTTAGATCTGTGGTTGTATCAATAGTACCATCGTCAACAGATACTAAAAAAGTGCCGTTAAATTTATCAACTTGATATGCCATCTATAAACTCCATTATTCAGTATTTATGCGTTAAACTATTCTTATAATTTAGAAACAACAACCTCTATAATTCCTTCTGTACCGTCAAAATCTTCAAGGGCTTTTCCTACAATAGTTCCAATTTTTGGATCCATAGATGGTCTAGCATATCCGTTACCGCCACTGGTTAGTAAATCACCTTTGCGTATTTTTCCCCTAACTTTACACGGAACCCTGCCCTCTAGTGCCAGGGCCGTGACATATTTTCCCTTACATTCAGAATTCATTAGATATGCAGGATTAGTTGAAACTATTCCAGCTACTGCTCTAGTTTCATCTTCTGCTAGCGTAACTTCAAACTCGCCGCCAAATGCCAATACAGTTCCTGGTTCATACAAGTTATCTGCTACATAATTTTCAGCTAAATCTGCATATTCAGCTGATGTTGCTCTACCTCGAAATTTGTTAGATCCTACATCTATGTCTTTATTTGAAACCCACTTATCACCAGTTGCTCTATAATAAAACTCAGCGAATGATCCGTCTATCAATAATCCGGACTGATCTGCTGCTGCTGAGCTAGGAGAACCCGAAGCTAAAGTTAATGTTTTATCCGCTACATTTACGACAGTTGAATTAACTGATAATGTTGTACCTTGAATAGTAAGATTACCTGTTATAATAACGTCTGCATTAGCAGTAATTGTAGTTCCACCTACTGTAGGATATAAAGAACTTACCCTAGATACACTACCTTGATATTCTGTGGCATAAACCGTATTCCACTTAAAATCTGGCAAGCCAAGATTTATAGCACCACTTTTAGTTTTAGTAAATGCAGGATTATTGTCTCCACCCAATATAACTGCTTGAGCCGAGCTCACGAAAGAAATAGCAGGATTATTCTGACTCTTTGGAGAATCGTTTATTTCTAAACTCAAGCTACCATTAGCTACTGTAGACTCGATGGTTGGATTATTACTGTCTAGGTATAATTTTAGTTGTTGACCGCTACCAATTTTTACACCAAATTCTCCTACATTTAAATCGGCCAATGTTCCTATAGAAGTTAAACTTGATTGTGTAACATTTGGAGGTATTGTATTTCCTGTTAATGTATTAGCGGAGGCAGGAACCGTGATATTCGCACTACCGTCAAAAGAGACTCCGTTAATTGTAACTGATGTAGCCAATCTAGATGCAGTTCTAGCATTACCTGTTAAAGTGTTTCCAACGAATGTGTTCGCCTCTACTACATCAAATCTACTTGTGCCCGAAATAGATGTAACATTACCTGTAACATCTCCTATTAGATCAGCAGTAACAGTGCCCGCACTGAAATTTCCAGAACTGTCTCTAACCACTACCTTTCCTATTACATTCGTTGACGATGCATCTACTGACCATGTGGTAGCGGAGCTGCCGTCAAAATTGTTTCCTATAAGATACGTTCCTCGAGAAAGAGTATTAGTAGTTGAAGATTTTATGTTAATACTCTGTGTACCGTTAAAAGGAATTCCATTAATGTTTACATAATTTTCTAACCTAGTGGCGCTGGTAGAATTACCTAATACGTTTCCGTTTAAGTTTGTTCCGGATTTTAAATTTATTCCTCTTACAAGGGCGGTATATCCTACTAAATTTTCCGAAGTATTAATCGTAAAAGAATCGCTGGTGTAAATTGCTATAGGCTCATCGTTGCTATAAAGAAGAGCTGCTGGGTGTTGTACTCCGTTTACATCTGATATAGGTCTACTAACTAATTTTGTTATACCAAAATTTTCGATAGCATCCGGTCCTATAAGATTCCACTCTGTACCGTCTGACACATACAGTTGATTAGTATCGTTTTTAAACCATAAAGCTCCCGGAATAGGATTTGTTGAAGCTGCATCTATAGCTGTGTTAGGTGCCGTATTAGAAACAGCGGCTCCTCCTGCCGGAGCCCATCCGGTTCCGCTATACACATTAAGAGTTTTTGTTGAAGTATTATACCAGGTTTGACCAGCAAGAGGTTTTGACGGAGCTGTAGAATTTGCAAAATTTTCTAATAGGAAAACAAAATTTTCATTTTGTATTTCTCCGTAGCCGACATAATTTCTACCAACAAGGCCTAAACTTGTTGATTCGTTCTTTGTACCATCTTCTAGTATGGTAAGTCTATCACCATTAAATTTGTTAATTACATAGGCCATTTAACGCTCCGTTATACAAATGTTTCACTGATATATTTCCATCCAACGCTCGGCTGTATCTGAAATGTTTTGACTGTTCTTGGAGAAACTTGAATTGTTTGGGCAGGTACTGTCACTGAGCTAAAGGAAACAGCTGATAGTCCGGGCGATGTTCCAGGAGAGCCGCTAGGCGGAGTCAAAAAGTTTGTGAATGATACTGATTTTGAAGATTCTACATCTGCTGTAGTATTAGCATTTGTCAGTGAGGTACATAATATTCGTGCTACTGTACCAACTTCATATTCATCGATTGGTGCTAACGTAGCTAAAATGCCTTCTATAGCTGTATTTGTTAGACCGTCCGAAGTATCCATACTAAAAACTAAAGCTCTAGTTCTGACAAAATTTAAAACATATTGTTTGTTAGTTGCTTCTGTTAGTTCTGTAGAAGATAATAATATCTTCGACTCGCCAGTTTGACTAGGAGAAGCCTGCGATGTTGTAGCTACTCCCCTTAATAACGGAAATCCTACATTAGTCTGCGTTCCATATGTCGATCCTGTAACCTGTCTTAATTGCACATTTCCGGTACCATTAGGAGTGATCTGGATATCAGAATTAACAGCAACAGCCGATAATCTATTTTGTTCTAATCGTAATACTGGAGATCCTGCAGAAGGACCAATTTGAACGAATATCTGAGGACCAAAACTTGTTACTCCGGGAATACTGGTAATTCCAGGTCCTAAGCTACTACCATCAATAACTGTAGTTCCATTAATTTTAAATGCCTTACCTGCTTCTAAATTTATATGTTCGGAACTATTCCAGGCGTCGTCTGCCAGGGCCATTCTTGTTCCTGAGACTGCTTTATTTCCATTGCTCCATTGAAATATATGGTCTTTCAAGACCCAGGTATTATATGTAGGGCTAGCTACGTCTTCGTCAAAATATGCTCCTTTTAAAACGACACCACCTTCGTCTGCATATTCGTCTCTATTAAGACTACTATCCCCTGTTTGGGCCAAGACAATTAATTTATCTTCGACATTTAATTCTGTGGTCTTAACAATAGTTACATCGCCGTCATTTACTGTAAGTGTTCCATTTACTGTTATGTTACCTGCTATAGATACAGATCCGCCGATATTAATCTGGCTAGAGATGTAACTGTTATCGTCATACAATCCAATAGTTCTTGTAATAGGATTGATTATTATTGCGTCCTCAGATTCTAGATCTTTCTTAACTGATACCTTAAATATTTTATTGTTAGAAATATTTGCTAACTGGACATTTGAATTCTCTACTACTAACTGAAATTGATCATCGTTACCTACAAGTAAATTATCTCGAACACTGAGATTTCCTTCAATTGAACCGCTGGTATCACTTCTAACATATGATGATGCTGGCTGATTGCCTAGTCGATCAGAATTAGTTGCAGTCACTGAAAATTTTATTCCTGCAGCAGTAGCTTGATTAAATCCTGGTATAATTTCTGTTCTGCCAAATCCAGATATATCTGCTTTAGGCGTAAAGGTATCTTTTGAAAAAATACCGAGCAATACAGCATTTACATATAAAAGAGTAACAATTCTAGTTTGATTTCTATCATCTAAAACATTAACTACCTTCAACCCACTCAAACCCTGACTTTGTGAATAATCAGGACCTAACAAAATAGGACTGGTACCATCATAAAAATAAAGTTGTTTGTCAGTGCTATTAAAAAATAAATCACCAATCGCTATATCTGTAGGAAGAGATTCGGCAATAGTAGCACTAGAAACTGGTTGGAAAGACGAACCATTGTAAACTTTTAACTTAGATTCAGAAGTATCGAACCATATTTGACCTCGAATAGCATTTGTTGGGATTGCCGATCCGGCAAAATTTTCTAACAGTTTTACAAAATTTTCATTTAATGCATCACCAAATCCGCTGTAATTTTTTCCAATAAGAGTAAGGTCAGTAGTAACATTATCTAGCTGTCCATCAGCTAAAGTAGTTAGAATAGTCCCGTCAGTTTTATTAATTGTATAAGCCATTTTTTTTACCTTAGAATTCTGTTGGTCCTGATCTTATAATAAAATTCAATGTTAAAAACGGATTCATCGTGGAAAACGCAGTTGACAAAGTTTCACTTGTTTTGATACTTCCGCTAGTAGGAAGATATTGTGTCTGCGACGGTGTTGTACCACCTCTTCCAGAGAAAGAACCAATATCGGTTGGAACAGCACTATCGGCCCGTGATGAATAATATTGTTCACCTGTTGATCCAATCATATCGTGTTCGTGATCAGGTAGATTAGCTACTGTGAGAATTTGGTCGGAAGAGCCGCCTGTTCCGCCAACTGTTTGAGCTTCAACACCCTCAACTCGTCCTGCAGGCCCTGAAACTTTGCCCGCGATCTGTCCAGTCGCTGGGGGAGCTGCTTGAACTAAGCCAGCTATCACACCGTCATCTTTGTTGTCCATATCGTCTCTACCAAGAGGAAATCTTCCTCTTAGATCGGGAAGTTTAAAAGTTTCAAATCCTATGGTTGGAGTTCCGTAAGCATTTCCAATTACATTATATAAAGTTCTATATTTTGATATTTCAACTTCTCTACCATCGCACAACAAATATCCGCTGGGAACAGTATCACCTGCAAAAGGAATAACACCTCCAATTGGTATTACAGCATCTTGTAAAAATTCTTGTTTGCTAACCTTAAATAGACCAGTTGATCCGCCGGGGATTGATGCCGATGATCTAAATATTAATAAGTCGTCGTTTTTGTCCGAAGGAAATCTTTCGAGAGGAGCCCTTGTCTGTCCGCTAATAATTTCACTGGTTAACGAAGTTTCAAGAGTGATAGATCCTTCTGTTCCAGTAAATGTTTCTACTGTAGAAGTTACTGCACCTGTGGTTTTAAACAGTGTAGGGAATTTTAAATTGGTGGCAGTGGTAGCGTTTCCTGTGATATTTCCTGTAAGTATTCCGAACAAGTTTTGTGCATATAGATTTTTTGTATATACTGCATTGTATCGCAATTCGCTGCTTTGCCCAAGATTGTAAGTATCAGTTACTGATGGTCTTACATTACTAGTTGTAGCTGTACCAGTTACATTTAGTGTTGTTCCGATTAAAACATTTTTCGAAACAGCGATTCCACCAGCTGTTCTAAAAGTTCCATTGTTAAAATTTGTACTTTCTGTAGTTGAAGTAAGAATTATAGAACCGTCTAATTTAAAATTGCCGCTGACATCTAATGCTTCATCTGGAACATTTTTATTAATAGCTATCTTATTATCAATTACTCTAAGTACTGTGACTGGTCTGTTATCTTGATTTGTTTGTATGTCAATACTACTACCGGCCGATGAATTGTAAATTTTTCCAGCACCGGATGAGACACTTAAACTAAATGTACTGTCAACTCCTAACGTTAATCCTTGATTGTTCTTAATGTTAAAACCTTGTTCTGTTGTATTAAGAACATCAGACCTCAAAAATCTTGTAGCAGGAATCTCAGATCCTGATACATTTAAAGAATCAGAATTTAATGCTGCTCCGTAAAATTTAGGAGAAAATCCACCAACGCCTAAATCGTTGACTGAAGATATGTTTACGCCAGATTTAATAGTTGTAAAACCAGTAATAGCTATTTTAGGTGTAAAACTATCTTTAGAAACAATTATGACTGGCTCGTCTTCGACATAAAAAGTAACGATTACTTTATTTTGGTTAGTACTATCAACTATTTGCTCAACCAACGGTCCGCTTCTGAGCCCGGTAGAAAAATTTGGTCCTACAAGAATCCAACGTTCGCCGCTGAAAATATAAAGTTGTTGATTATTAGTATCAACCCATAATTCTCCTGCTTCAGCTAATTCAAGACTAGGTTCATTGTTGTCTACTCTAATATTACTTGCTGCTTTCCAATTTGTTCCGTCGTATATTTCTAAACTTTTATTATTGGTATTAAAATATAGTTGTCCTTCTACAGGGCCTTGGGGTCTGCTTGCACTTGCAAAATTTTCTAAAAGATGTAAAAAATTTTCTGCAATATTCTGACCATATCCTGTAGTATTCCTACCTGGAAATATTAAACTTGTTTCTGTGTTATTAGTGCTATCGTTAACGGTAATGGGTAATTTTGCACTGTCAGTAAAATTTACATTATATGGCATCTTTATACCTCATTAAAACCGGTTAAACTTTGTATTCTGATTGTATAGTCAATCTGTAATAATCTGTTTAAGCTTTTCTGTACGGGATGGAATACCACGTGTGTTAGCAATTTTCCCGAACCAGAAGGATCATATGATTTCAACCCTAGTTCGTCAAATACGAAATCTCCAGATAATGTCTGACTGTTATCAAATGCTTCTTGACCGTCGGGTTCGCCGTAATCTAGTAGACAAGTTATGATAACATCTGAATATGTGGCTCCGCTGATGTGTCTGACTTCCATCTTATTTCGAATAGGATCTGTGTTAGCAGTGGCATTTTGATCTACTATTTTACTATAGGTTTGGTTATATAACCCGGTATTAGTACCTATAGTGTTCGGAGTCAAGTACGAAATAAGTCCGGTAGGATCTACAGTTGTGCCGCCTGAGCCAAACACCATTTGATAAATCCAACCTTTACCCTGATTACTAATACTGTTGACCATAGCTACACTCATATTTTCATAATGAATAGCGTTTCTTTTATCAATGAATATTTCTTTACTTTCCGGATCCCAAATTTTAATATGCCCCTCGTAATGAAATCCACCGACTTCATTGGGCTTTTTTTCAGGAATTTGGATGTTTTCTGGCTTTGGCTGCTGTTCCATATTGTTCTCTTCTAAATCCATAGTGTATTTATTCGGGCAACTCCGTAGTCTTTTGCGACAAGAATACTGCAATCGGAGTATTGTTATCCAATAAACTTAAGCCCGATGTTGCCGTTGTTTCTCCTCTTTCGTACCAAGATCTACCAGTTCGACGAACTATAGTTATTCTAGTTCCAGCTTTTACCGGTTCGGAAAGTCTTACGTAATTTGAATCTCCGTCAACGCTAAATTCTGCTTGTAATGTAGTATCTGCTAACGGGCTAGATGGTCCTAATTCTTCTTTATAAATCGTGATATGATCTTTTCTTAGTCTAACACCGCCAACAAATACTTCTATTTGATCACAAGGTCCATATTCAGAAGGTATATCTGTTCTATACCAAGAATTTCTAGTTGATTTGTTAGGCACATAAGGTAACGGACCTACCAACAACGTACTACCGTCGCTGATGAAATTATTTTTATCTTGTTCTTCAACGTAAGGAATGTTCTCAGAAGATCCTAAATTAACTATATGACTTCCTTGCTCATGCACCGTTGCTATTGCTGTGCCGAAACTTCCTCTTCTCAATTGAGACAATGTGTTTCCACTTAATACTAAGTATTCGATCTTTTCTCCATTGATTTCAATAATTCCTGGAATATTTCTAGAAGTTATAGGAATTGAAAGATTGGATGCATCAGTTACCTTAATAACTTGATCATAATAATTTAAATCTTGAGCTAATTTTACATTTCTATCAATAGAATAACGTTTATAATGATAAACATTTAACATATCTTTGAATATTTGATATGCAGATGATTTTTTGTAAATCCTATTACCAAATTGGAAGATTTTAATTTTATCCGATGATGTAGTTTCATCATTGAGATATAATACAGATCTCGGAAGAGACACAGAATAATCTTTGTTTCCTGTTAAACGTATACCATTTTTGTATACCCAAACATAACTTGAATTTATAGGAGTAGATGACAATCTATAAATTGATTTTCCTCCTGTGTATTCGTCACTAACGATATCGAAAGTTGGGTATTCGCTGAACCAAGTTACAGTTATCAAATCTCCAGCTGTTAAATCTACCAAATCGTTTATTAATATATCATTGCTGACAATATTGTATTGGCTTCTTACATCGTTTTCAACTTTTATAATATCTCCTACTTGGAGATACGTAGTAGAAACTGTTACTATACTAGTAGTTCCATTATAAGTCCATACGACTAAGAATGATTGCTCAACATTATTAACAAAAACTTTAATGTTATTTGAAGTAATAGTTCCTGAAACTTCAATTGGATCTATTCCTAATGCTACTGTATTATTTGTACCATCGTATACCTGAACTACGGCATCGACGCCTTGTAAATGTGCATTGTTAACTTCTACTAACATGGCAGACTTTGAACTGTTTCTAGTTAAATTAACAAATTTATCTAAATCGTATTTTCTAGTACTTCCGTCATATATAAAAGTCTGTTGATTGGATCTGATAATAGACTGCTGGGTACTGTCTGTATCTAACGATGCTCCCAGAACAACAATTTTTACTACTTGATTTCGTTCTGGTTGGGTGCCAAACTCAATTAGAGTTTTTCCTGTAGTTTCCGTCACTGTCGAACTTTCAACAAAACCTATGTCTACTTCTATTCCGTCTACAGTGACTAACACTGATTGGGTATCTGAGTAATTTGCCTTTGTTAGGAAATGAGAAGTCTCACCGTCTGTTACAAATTCGGTATAATCTAATATCGATACTCCGCCAACTCCTATCGAAATTATTTCTATCAATGATCCCGCAACAGGAGTATCAACAAATTCTACTTGATTAGTTGAATAATTTATTGTGTATATTAAATTACTTCCTTCAATAAATTCTTGTTTTATTTTATCGATATACACAACAAGAGATTTACCTTCTAGAATATGTAAACCTATATCGTAATTCTTTTGTATACCGTCAGCAAAATATAATCTTAAATTAACAGGAGATCCTCCCGAAAAAGTTGAGTTAAAAACTTTAATACTTAAACTTTCTAATACTT